AAAGACCGACTATTTCCTCTCCCTCTCCTGCCTCGAATACTTCATTGCAAGGAAAGTGCGGCCAGTGTTCGAGGTTTATCGGCAGGTGTTCCACAAGACAGTATCTGCACCTTCGCTCCCCATGACCTACAAGGAGGCACTTACCCAACTCCTTGCATCGGTAGAGCAGAACGAGAGGCTGCAACTGGAGAATGAGAAGCTGCAAGATGATGTAAGGGCGCAGCAGACCATCAACAGTGTATTGTCAGCCGAGGTGGAGGAACTGCAACCGAAGGGGCGTATCTATGACAAGGTGATGAACTCTCAGGAGAACAGCCTAAGTACCACATCGTCTGTGGCGAACGAAATCGGAATGTCAGGACAGAAGCTGAACAAGATGCTCATGGCGTGCGGTGTGATTTACAAGGCTCCCAATGGCGAATATCTGTTCACATCAGATTACAGGGGATGGAATCTCGGAAGGTCTGTGAGTGTGACGATAGGAGAAGAAACGTGCAGGATCAAGACATACATCAAATGGAATACCCGTGGAAGGGCTTACATCCATGCGCTTAACGATACCAACTGGGACAAGCGCAGGGCATGGCATCTATTAAAGAACGGAAAGGAAAGTGATTTTATTAACGGTTAATTTTATAGTATATGGAAAAGTTTAATAACATAAAAGAATACTGCGAAAAGAACAATATTTCGGTAGAGGACTTCAAGGACATGATGCTAACGAGCGCAATAAACCTTGGGTGCAGCGTAGAGAGGAACTTTGACGATACACCACATGATACGGCACAAGTGTTCAGCACTCTTTTCTACTTCAACGACATACTAAACAATGTGAAATAAGAATAGGGGTTGGTACAGTAACGTTACCAACCCTTATTTAATTACAAGGCTCTCCGTACAGCCTTACCAACTTACGCATAAGATAGCCCGTAAGCCATGCCGAGTCCTCACTTCTCCACGGAACATAGTAGTAACTTGCAATATCGACCTTCACATGGTCGAGGACCTCATGGGCGAGGGTGTCCCACCACTGCTCGGGAGAATCCGCATCACCTATGAAGACAAGGCTCATGCGGATTCCTGGTCGGGGGATTTTTCTTTCCCTCCCCCAAAGGGAATCAATCATCAATCTTCTTCCAATTCTCTTCAAGAATACGAGGCGCGTCCCTGAAAGTGTTGGTAAGCACGTCAAGACTCATCGCCTGCTCTATGTAAACGGAATACTCGGTACCCGTGGTCATCATCAGTGCAAGACCTTTCTTCGGTGCCTTGTATTCCTCCAACTGCTTCAATGACAGAGACAGTCCGTAGTCATCATCAATATCCACCATACCGACAACCCTTCTCGGTCTTCCTTCATAAGGGTTCGTGAGATAGACTACCCTACCCTTCCTCACCTTTGCCCTCAAAGGCGGTGTATTCCAATTCTTCTGTACGCATACTCCCGCCAATCTCCCATTGAGATATACGCCACATGCGTATGATGTCTGCGTATTGCCCGTAAAGCCCATGAACTGCCTGTTTGAGGAAACCCTAACAAGAAGTTTTTCCGCTGCGGCAGTAAGGGAGTTATACAGAACGTCCTCAATCATCCGCAAGCCCTTTGCGAACCCGTTTTCAAGAGTCTTGGCATTGTCGCTCATGACAAGGAAAGCGTAACGTTTGTCATCGGGTCTATCACACGGAAAGTGACCTTGAAGGTGACGATGTTCTCATTGTAGAGATTGCCCCTTTCCTGCTTTAGCTGCACATGCGGCTCCTCATCTGAGATTTCCTTCAAGTAGCACTTCCTACCCATTGTAGTGTAAGGCGAATAGATGAACAGCTCTGCACCAGTGCCTTCCTCTTCGTCGTTGCCCGACAGCCATTTCTTGAAACTGTCTATCTGTGCAAAGGCAAGACTTACATCGAACGGATTGGTAGCAAGCTCCTGTCCTACATAAGCCATCTCAAACTCCGCGTCGTATGCCTCGAATACAAGTTTTTGAGGAATGAACGTGTCTTCCCCATGTTCATCGGGCCAATCGCGCTTTGCAAGTTCCTTTACCGTACCACCCGCCTTGAATGGCACTTTTACACATGCAATACTCCACTCTGTAAATGAGTTCACAACACTGCCTTCCTCTCCCTTCCTTATAAGTAAGATATTCCTGTCTTGCATAAGTTTCAAAAGAAAACGGGACAGCGGCAAAGCCACCGCCCCGTCGGGTTAAAATGCGAATCGTAAAAATTAGCTCGAAACGGCTGTTCCGTTCAAGATGTAGAAGGCTGCACCGTTGGCGTCGGTCAGCGGGGTCACTGCAACGTTGTAGTAGCCCGTTGAATCGTCACCACCCTGTCCGTTGAATGATGCGAACATCTCAACGTCGGGAAGATATACACCTGTGAGGCTGTCGGAAGAAATCATGACGAGAGCGCCGTTGATCTTCTTCGGTGCAAGAGCATAGCCCTGACCTGTGTACTCGAAGTCACCAATCTGAACGGCTGAGCTGATAGCAGCAGCAGTCTTCTTCTCCATCAGAAGCTCGTTGATGGTAGCGTGAACGGAAGATACTTGGAATGAGATGTCGCTCTCACCCTGAGATACCTTTGAAGTCCAAGTTGTACCATCGGTCAGCTTAACCTCGTTCTTGTCAGGAGAACCCGTGTCGAAAGACACACCATCCTCCAAAACAGGGAACTCGATACCGCCCGTGAGTGCGCCAAGAGCCTTGACAGCGCCCTGAGCAGTCTTGTTGTCAGCAAAGAAATACACGCGGTTCACCTTATCAAAGATGGTTTTCAGCGTATCCTTGCTTGTGGAAACAATATTTGCCATAGTCCTTAATGTTGTTTGTAATTTCTTTTTTGCCATAATCATCAGAGTTTGATGACTATCTTGAATTGTATTATCGTAGAGTGAAATCCCATGCCATCAGAGACCGTGTTGAGAATCAGCGGAGTGTCATTGCAGCTCATTAGGGAATCGTTGAACGGAGTGAGTGCGGTAATGCCCTCTATCATTTCCTCCATCACATCCTCACGGGCTATGCCACCTTGCCTGTCCCTCACGAAGCAGTTCATCTGAACGACGGCAATGTTATGGGTATCGGCATAAGGGTCTATGCCTTGCGGAAGACGGACGACAATGAACTCATCCATCTTGTCCGTGGCTGTCGGTCTGCTTGATGTGAACACCTTGTCGCATACCGTCGATGCCTTCGTGTAGAGTGCTTGAAGCACTTCCTTCCTCTTATACCTGTTTGCCATCAGTTCTTCGGATTATCGCAATACACCGTCGTACCGAGATTGCCTTGGTAGGCATCGCTTATCACCATACCCTCGAAAGTGCCTTGCGCGTCTGTAACATCTATGAACATGCCCGCAACGATTCCTCCCACAAGAGCACCCACCTCGTCACCGAGCATCTTCGGGGTGTCGGCTGCTGCACATTCGTCACCAACCCTACAGCCCAACTGTATTCGGTAGTCGCTCTTTAGCACGCTGTCCGTGCTCTTGAACGTCCTTACAGAGGTGTTGCTCTCCTTCCTGCACGCGCCTTCCCAAAGCACGACCTTCTCACCATCCGAGAACGGTGTGTCTTCGCTCATGCTGTATATGGTACAGCGGTGCGGGAAACGGGGAAATCTGTTGCCAAGCCTGCCCATATCGTCAGAAATTGATTATCCTTATCCTGCTCCTGTCAAGCAAGTCCTCATCCCACTTGTCGAACAAAGCGCGATACTTGCGCATCCACTCGTCGATATTCGCCTTAGATACCGTCCAACCTCCATCGGAATGAGACCAACCTCCGTCAGACACCTTCTCGGTAGCACCGCCGACGGGCAGGTTACTAAGCCAATAGTACATAGTACCTTCGGCCAAGTCCCTTTCTCGCTCGTCAACTTCGACATACGGAAGGTCTAAATCAAGCATACGCTTTGCACTGACATAGGATACAGCCTCGTCCGTGACCATTGGAGAGATACCTTTAAGGAATGTGGCGATAGTCATCATGCTTGCTTGGGATTTATTAGATTACACAGTAACAGTAGAGATGAACATCTGACGTACTGCGCTCGGAACGCAGAGCTGTGCCATCTCACCGTTCACGTTGATAGAGTGAGTGCGAGGAATACCCTCCTGCTCAATCAGCAGACGATTACCCATTGCATAGGCAATGTCGTTTGCATCGTAGCCCATAGAGAGAGGCTGAACACCTTGGATGCCACCGATCTTTCCTGTTGGGATGAACGCAATGTTCTCCTTCTTGAAGTTCTCCACCTGAGTGGTAACGAGGTCGGGAGCGTTTGAACCAGTGGTGTCGGGAGCAGAAACGTAAGCATAGGTGTCGCGAGTCACAATCTCATCGACCTTGATGAGCTTGCGGATGATTTCCTTCTTCTGGTCGTCACCCGTGTTCTCACCAACGCTCTGTGCGATAGCTGCACTTGCTGCGGTCGGAACGAGGTTGTAGCCGATCTTCTGCAATACTGCGGTGTGGGTGAGCAGGTCATCCCACAAGTCCTGACTCAACTCAAGACGAAGAGGACCATAGTAGTGACCCGTGCGACGGATGTACTTCACTCTGTCCTGCATGTACTTGATTGGGTCTGATGCAGAACCCTGATTGCTTGTGGTGTGGCTTACGTTAGTCCACCAACGG